CAATTTACCCATGCCGCTGCAAACATCACGCATAACTTCCTTGATCCACGTCGAGGCGATGAGAATGCGCTACAGCAAGAACTGCAACATCTGGTGGAGATAGGCCATGAGTTCTTAGACAAAGAACTTGGTGATAAGCTGCATACTTTGTTCAACAACCTGAAAGAGTATGTTCTGTCGCACAACAACAACAGTAACGTGTTCACGTTTGTCGAGGCTACCAAGACAATCACAGGTCGGCAGGTGTTCCGTGTTGCTACAAATGTAGATACGAGTTTCACATACGGCTTTGATGTACCACAGGAAAACATCTCTGTGTATTCACAGGAAGAACTGCCCGAAGAGCTGGCAGGTAAGCTGTCTGTACTTTCGATGATTGATCCTGACAACTACGTCGAAGGCGTTGGCTACCGCGCAGCGGCTAATGTATTTTATTTGCGATAAAAAGGTTGACACCACGTGAGTGTAGGTGATAACAAGATATACCGCGTTATGATACATCCTACTAAAAAAGATGTAGATATATTATGTTTTGGTCTCGAAGCTATTGACGCGACAGCTATAGGCCACTATATGAGTATGACAGACACGCCCACGTGGGTACAAGAAAGGATCGCTGTGCTAATGATGACTAACGATACACCACCGACAGAACCAGTCGAAGGCGTTGGTCATCGTATAGATGCGAATACCTTTTGGGTATACCACGATTAGGGTAGTGAATCACTACAGTGGGGCGGTTCGCCGCCCTATTGAAACCAGTTCCTACGGAGTTCTTGATGACGCCAGAAGCTAAAGTAAAAAAGAAAGTGGTTGCCGTGCTAAAGCAGCATGACGCTTATTTCTTTTATCCAGTGACAGGTGGGTATGGGCGCAGTGGTGTGCCTGATATCATCGCGTGTTACAACGGACGTTTCATCGGCATCGAATGCAAAGCAGGGACTAACAAACCTACGCCACTACAAGAAAAGAACTTGAAGGATATTCAAGCAGCAGGTGGCGTTTCACTCGTTGTCAATGAGGACAACATCTCAATCGTAGGGGAGACCCTACTTAATCTTTAGATAACTTTTGGAGAGTTACATCATGGCTGTCAGTAAATCAGCAACCAATAACAATATTCAAATCCACGAACTAAAGCAGGGTGAGGTCAAGCTACGCATGATCGGTCAGACCCCTCTTTATTTCAACAGCATGGGATCAAAAGCCATGCGTGACTTGTTAGCAGGTTCTCGTAAGAAAACCGCTGCCGACAAGCAGAACATCAAACACAACCCCGAAGTAGAATATCGGGAGACTATGTACACCAAGAAAGATGGTGACACAGCGTTGTACTTCCCTGCCGCAGGTGTGAAGGGTGCTATGGCTACCGCTGCGTTGGAGACCGAAGGCATCAAGAAAACATCTGTGCAGCGTCTCATCTTTTTGCCGCAGTCAAACATCCAGATATGGGGCAAGCCTTACATGAAGATGGACATTGTGCGCTCTGCCGATATGAACCGTACACCAGATGTGCGTACACGTGCTTACCTACCAGAGTGGTGTTCGGAGATTACTATCCGTTACGTGACACCAACTTTGAGTAAGAACGGTATCATCTCGCTACTGGCTAACGCAGGTCAGATCGTTGGCATCGGTGACTTCCGTCAGGAGAAAGGCCGTGGGTCATTCGGGACATGGACAGTTGCAAGTGCTGAGAAGATGTCTGACTGGCAGCAAGAGACATGGGATCGTATCACGGCGCAGTCACGCGAAGTTCAAGAGTTGGCTATGGAATACCCAGAGTACGCTGACCAAGAGACTGCTGACTTGATGGACTTCATGCACGAAGAACGCGAGCGTCGAGCAGCGTAAAAATAAAGAGTTCCTTTCAATAAAAAAGAGAGGGGCGGCATTAGGCAAGTCGCCCCAATCACGGGTTACGGTTACACGGTTCAGGTAAGGCGGGGTGCGTTCAGTTGGGTCATGGCGAGGTCAGTTTAAACGGTTATGGCAAGATGCGTTTTGGTGGGTTCCGATATGGTTAGGCGGTCACGGTTCGGCGGGGTACGATCTGTTAAGTTCCGGTATGTTTCGGCAAGGCAAGGCGGTCAAGGCGGGGTACGGCAAGTTTTGGTGCTGTCCGGTTTGGTGAGGCGAGGCGGTTTAGGTGTGTCCCGATAAGTTTCGGTGGGTCACGGTACGGCATGGCGGTTTAGGTTGGGCGCGGTATGGACGGTATGGTCTTGTTCGGTGCGGTTCGGCTCGGCATGGCGGTCATGGTAAGGCATGTTAATGTTCGGTATGTTTGGGTGCGTTGCGGTCTGTCAAGGCGGTCACGGTGAGTTGTGTCACGGCAAGTCGGGGTCAGGCGGTCGAGTTAGGGTAGGTTTTGGTCGGGTTGGATCAGGTGCGGTGTGTCAAGGCGAGGCGGTTGAGGCTCGTTATGGTGAGACAAGGTGAGGAGACGATTGGAGATTAACATAAATAGCTATGGAGAATAAATTGGCTAAGTTTAATAAAAAGACGAAGCAGAAGATTATCGATGCTTATCTAAACGATACTGGTAGGAATGCATTCGTGCCAGAAGAGTTTGTCACGTGGTTGGCGGATAAGCCAAATCACATTGCTTACAAGGCTTTTCATGGTCAGGATGAACACCTGCTATGGCAAGCAAAGCTACAGTTGGCGCGGCAGTTTGTGTCGGGCTTGCGTATCGTGGTGAAGGAAACAGTTGTGCCGAGTACGGTGCAAGAAATAGAAGTGGTAGAACGTACTGTCGAGTACCCTGCTATGATTTCACCAACAAACACACGTAAACAAGGTGGTGGGTACATATCGTTTGACCCAGAAAGCCCACAAGCCCAAGCAGAATTGCGCAAGCAGGCAGGCATCGCGCTTGCAGGATGGCTTGACAGGTTCCGTGGATGCGCAGATCATATCGATCTGGATTTATCGCCGATTGAAGATATCGTGCGGGTTCTACGCGATGACAAAGCAATCGCAGCAGAATAATATACCAGAAGAACTAGCCCTGTTTCTAAACGAGATGGGGCTAGTTGAAGAACGTGAAGAACACATCGCCACACGAGAAGAATATGTCGTGTGGTTGCCAACATATGAAGGAGAGGAGCCACCGTTTTGAGTGAGCAGATGGAAAAACTGAGGCAGTTAGTACGAGCAGGCGTACCATTTGAAAACGCATATGCTCAGTGTTGGAACGAGCAGCTAGATATAGATAAACAAAATAATAAAAAGCTGAACGCAGCCACACCAAATTATAAACAAGCGCAAGAGAATGCGCGTAAAGGTGGTCGGCCTAGAAAGCTATCGGAGAAAGCACAGATAATTAATCGTATGCTTCTCAAGGGTATGACTCTGCGTGACATTGGAGATGTACTTGGTGTTTCGCATCAGTCTGTGATGCAGGTTAAACAAAGGTATGATCTGCCGAGAAGGGGAGAGTCGTGAGGGGCGGTGCAGGTCGGACTATAGCACAATACTCTGGGCGAATATGTAACGCCCCCCAAAACTTTTTATCAAATTAAGAGAGGTATGCAATGGAGTTTTTTACAGTTTTTTATATAGAATATGCAATCATGGGCAGGGAGATAAAAACCTATATAACACTGCCTAGTTCCGAAGCGTGTCAGATATTTATACGCGACAACGAGGACATGGATAAGTACATGTTTGCAGATGGTGATGTTAATATGTGGTGCCTAGATACAGGTGTCATATCCAAATCAATTAGACCTAAACTTAGACCAGAGGGAGAACAATGGGAGACGAGCAGCTAAATCCGCAGCAGAGAGCATACTTGCGCTTTCTAAGAAATGAGGTGGACAAGTACGAGCGTGAAGCAAACCGTACCGACTACCACCCGAACGTGCAGCAAGATTTATTCAGGGCGAGAAAAGAACTAAAAGAATATCGCCTAAAACTACAGCGCAATGGAGTAAAGATATGAGTAAGAAAGAGGAAAAGGTTTGGCAGTTTTTACTTGCTAACCGCAAAGCCGATTACGCCGAGGTAGCAGAAGCCTGTGGTGTAGACATAGAGTTTGTTAAACAACTTGTTAGTCGTATTGGGTCAGACAACTGGCGCGAAGATATGGAGTTTAGCTACGCCGTATCTAAAATAAATTACGAGTTTAGCCGTGCAGGTATTCTAGACACAGCTAAAGAATACGTCACAAAAGATCGTGCAGCAGACCACGGCGACATGGAAGATAACTTTCGTACTATCGCCTCGTACTGGAACACGCACCTTGGGATCGACTTCATTGAACCACAAGATGTTGCTGTAATGATGACCATGCTGAAGATTGCGCGGATCAGACAGAACGAGAAACATCTTGATAACTGGATAGATGCCTGTGGGTACATGGCTTGCGGCGGCGAGATCGTGAGTAAGTGATGGACGTATATACGCTAGACTTTGAGACGTACTACGCCCAAGATTATTCGTTGTCCAAGATGACAACCGAGGAGTATGTGCGCGACAAACGGTTCGAGGTTATCGGGCTTGCGA